TCGTTTGTACTGACGATACCACCATTACCCAGGTTTAATTGTTCTATAAAGACGTTACCAGTCGCATGTATCACATTTGAACCTATATCATCTATATATACATTAGAACCCACGCAGAGTGTATGTGTCGGGGCACTATTCGCAACACCAACAATACCTTCAGTGTAAAATTTACCATACACATGGACATTGACGGTATTCGAATCCATGGCAATCGTCTGTTGTCCGGGACCACCCACTGTGTAAGCACTATCGAACGTTCTTGAAAAAAAGAACTCCGTATTGGCTGTTGAATATCCAAACACCAAGTTTGCTTCTTCACCTGGGTGATCAGTCATTATGAGACCATTATCATACGCACCCCCTGGAAATCCATCAGCCATCTGAATGACCGCATTTGAAACAACCAAGTTGTTCGCAGCTAAATAGGTTAAATAATCGGTAATAAATACATTACCATCTACTCGTAGGTCACCGGTCACGTTGAGGTTACTTGATTCAACCACAACATTTCCATTTTTGAAAACAGCCGAGTTAAAACTGCCGTCATTATCTTCACCAACAGTGAGTTGTTTCCCGACAGCAACATTTGTGGAGTATGTATTACCAGTAACTTTCAAAACATTGGAACCAGCACTATTCACAACAAATTCGTTATTTACAGTTCTTAGGATATTAGATGTAGTCACATTCGTGGATAATATATTACCAGTCACCTGTAGGATATTTGGTCTTTGGCGATCGATGATAACATTACTTACACCAACCTGAAAATCATGGATTGGATTGGTAACACCTATACCAACTTGACTCGCAGACATACGAAAAACATTTGTGAAAGCAGTGAGATTCATATCACCTGTGGCAGTCAGAGAACCTGACATATTGAGATTCGCTACTGTGATTTCATCTGCTATGATCTCACCAGCTTCGATACTCGCCACACCCGTAATAATATCTTGTTCTCTGGGTGTGGCATCTAGACTGCCGACATAAATTTGGCCAGCTGTGACGAGAATGCCATCCGCTTGCGTCGCCATATACATTAATTACCGAATAAAATTCCAGCTAAACCATCTTTGATCCTGAGTACATTATAGTTTACAGCATAGACGTACATGTATGGACGGTCCACCGCCTCTGCACCACGGATAACGAGTTTTGCGTTATCAAGCCGGCTAAAATTGCATGAACCAGAGGGGTTGTAATCGGATGCGTTGAGACAAAAGTGGTAGGCGAAGTATCGTGTCAGTGTTGGTGAGTGACTGGGCATATTGAAATATGTCTTACCATATGTTGATTTGTAATAGTTTTGTGCTGTGTGAAAATATGTCGGTGACATATTTTCTAGGAGTGGTGTACCATTAATTTGTATATCAGCATTTTTAAACGTAAAACGATCCACGGTGAAGTTGATTTGAGATGTCCCAAATCCAAAGAAGAGTGACTTTACTGGATGATTGAAACTAGAAATATCTAGGACATTGTATCCACCTGAATCAGTTTTATTGTCTGTGACACTGTTGAGAGGGAATTCAACTCGTTGTGTCTGTGTGATGACAAAGTCTAACGTACGTTTCGTGAGTGACTCCCTCTCCTCAGTATCTAGGTAGAGGTAATTTCCATACATGGTCGCTTTCTTTTCAGATGCTGGAATGACTGCGAGTGTCGCTTGGTCAAATGTAATTCGTATTTCTACTTGATGACTCTGTAAAGCCACTAGGGGTAAAAATGCTTTGTGATCACAAAAGAAAAAATGGAGGGGTACGAAATATTTATTCGACAATGAAGCCTTGTTATTGAGTTCTTGGGATTTGTTGTATGTGTCCGCTAGGTAGTTTGGCCAAATTTCACTGTAATAATCAAAATGTTGGGAATCAACTTTTTGACCACCTATGAAAAGATCGATAGTCGAGTTGTAAAAGAGGTTCGATGCGATGTTGTCATTACTATTACTGTCAGCCTCGAACCAGAGTCCATTGATGACATCACCCAATACTGGAATGGTGATGGAAGTGTCACTATCAGTAATAGTTTTGATAAACTTGGGAGCTTGAGAGAAATTTGTGTGCCGTGTAAATTTTATACGGAAAAAGGAATGTCCCTCATCACTTGTCAGATATATGTCTTGAACACCTTTTGAGACAAGTTGTATTAATGCACCGGACATTTAATTATTATTTAGATTATAAAAACAGACACTTTCCCTGAGGGAAGTCGCTCTTCTTTTCTTCAACCTGCTTCCCATGTATTTTGAAACCACCTTGTCTATACACTTTCATCCTTTTGAAATACATAGCTGTGAAGATTGACCAAGGATCATGAACATCATAGATGTGGGGATCATTCTTCTTACCCTTCGTCTCTCTCATAATTCTCCCAATGCTTTGGGTAATATCAGATTTGGGTGACGCTAGGATGACAGTATCTAGAGTGGGTATATCTAGACCCTCATGGGCTTGACTGAACGTCGCAAAGATGATCTTTTTCTTTGAGGACTCTTGGAGGGCAGCCTCTTTCATACCACCCATGTAGAGTCCAGATGTCTTGGGGAAACACTGATGAAGAAACTCACAATGTTGTCGGCGGTCACTGAGAACTAGAAGTTGTCTCGTCCCAGATGAGGCTTTCTTGACAAGTTCCACTAACATCCGGTTTCTTTGGCGGTCCTCGACAACTTCTGTGATCATGTTGGGCATTGATATCTTTCCATTCCGCATGGAGGGTGGTGGATTCCTGTAATTTGGGGACTCGAATGTTATTGGAAAAACCTCAACCTGTTCCTGATTTTTTCTCTCAACCGCAAAGAATGTTGGTCCCATGAACCAATGAAGAACCTTGGTGAGACCATCTTTCCTCTCTGGGGTTGCTGAGAGACCAAAGATATGTCGAGGACACATCTTAAAAAGACTCTGACTGAACACCTTAGCACAAATATGATGCGCCTCGTCTACGATGAGTGTTCCTACAGAGTCAAAGTCTGAGAAGCTATATTCCTTTAGGGACAACGACTGGAGCATTGCGATGACAAAATCACACGCAACCTCTTTTTTGTCCTGCTGTACAACACCAATCGTAGCACCCGGGCAAAATTGTTGGATGCGCTCCCTCCACTGGTCAGCTAAGAACTGTTTGTGTACGACAATCATGGTCCTGTACCCCAGTTTACATGCTATAGCCAAGGATACCGTCGTTTTGCCGTAGCCACATGGTAAAGAAAGGACACCATGCCCTGCTTTAATTGCTGCTGCGAGTGCTTCATTTTGGTGTGTGGTGTCTCTGAGCTGTCCAACGAATTTGGTTTTGATCCGGGTTGGTTGAGGTCTCCGATCATCCTTTGGTTCCCCAAGTTTAGTAGTTCCATAGAATCTGGGTACACAGATTCCTTTCTTTGTTGGTCTAAAAACCTTGAAAGGCGGTGGAGGAAACCCATAGTCTCCATTTACTACTGCTCTTACGGTAAGCTCCTTTTTAATTTCTGATATCGGACCAGTATCAACTAGATATCCAGTCCTAGTCAAAGAGGTCATTATAATAACTTAAAGATTGAAAGCTTTATATGATTATAATGGGATCCACTGAACCAATTAATGTACAAAAGAATATCGATCGTATTAACAAGAACATCGGAGAGCTCGGGGAAAATATTAAACAGATGAAAGATCAAGAAAAAAACTTAGCAGAAGAAATTCTTCGTCTAGAAGGTTGTTTACTTACATTCCGTGGATTTAAGTCAGCTGGAATCGATGAAATTACACATCCAGTATCTAATAATGAAGAGCATAATAATGAAGAGCATAGTACTGAATTCTGTGATGAGATCAGAGCTCTGCGTTAATGGAGTTTAATTTCCAAGAAATTCCGGAATAATTCCCAACATTCCACACACCTTTGAATTCTATATCTATTTTCACAATATCCCCTTTTATAAGAGACTGAACTGGACGTCCAAGTACTTCACACATCACTCTCCTATAACGGAATGGCACTTTAACTGTTAATATTCTACCATCTAAAGGATTATCGATATGTTGATTTTTTATAAGGTGCATCTTATTTACATGCATTCGAGATATAGTATCATGCATGGTTTCTGAAATTATAAATCTAATATATTTTTTATCGTTAAAATCATACATTGGTTCATGAATAGTGACATTTAATTTCATTGATTTCTATTACGATATATAAGAATTAAAACTATAAGTAACGTAAGTATAAAGAGTAAAACTTGTGATAGTAAAGGTGGTCTAAGTGGTTTTCTGGTACCAAAATAGGAATGACTTAGAGATCGTGAAACTTCCGTGGCGGCTTCAATACTTGAATAAGGTGTTTCTCGGGGAGACATCATACCACACATAGCAACTTTTGAACATTTTCCGAAAAATGGAAGCTGTCCATAAAGGCTAAGAACACCAGATGATTGTGAGAATACCCATTTATCGTCTTTCCATTCAGACCCCCACCCAATTCTCGCATTTATTGGTTCGGGGACACCAAGTTGGTATATGACTTCTGTTATGAGTCTATCTGGATTTGTACTAATAATCTCTTCTGTGAGATCGCATATAACACATGATATTGTTTTATGATCCGAAAGAACTTTGGGTTGTAAGTTCCATTTCGTTTCCATAGCCACTTCTAAATCATTTTTAATTTCAATTTGTGTATCATAATCGAGAAGTACATTTATAGCACCATATGTACTCATCCGAAGTTTTTTATCTGCATCTGGTCCCCAATTGTCACCAAGCATATTAAGAGCGGGACTATTATCTAAACATAGAAAAAGTAATCCATCATCAATGATTAGTTCATTTGAAAATGTCGCAATAAAGTCATCTTCACCGTATGTTACATTTAATAATTCTGTTTCGAATACAAATTGTGCACCAGCATCTAAAACTGCGTTTTCCATAGCATCACACATCACCCTACCAGAAACTTTCTGTGTATAAATGTCGGATAACCCTACATGATCCAAATTTTTTACAAATTCATATGCAGACATAGTATTCCATGTTACACCGTCCATGATCAAAGTAAGGTGTTCAATAAATTCTTCACCTTTTTTGCTAAGAGAACCAATAGCATTCTTAAGTGATACACCTTTATATTTTGTAGGTGACGTATATACTTTAATAAAAAGTTTTAATAGTGTTATATAGTCAATAAAATTTAACGAATTAAACATAATTTTTAAAGTTTCAAATCTTTCAACCTTTGTGAAAAGATCATCCCATTCAATATTCATTTCATCGATGAGAGATTTGAAATTAACAAATGCTTTATCAAATAAAAGTCTATGCGCATGGAGGTCTCTATCACCTTCACTGGGTTCCCACCAGGAGCCACCAGCTGATACCTTTTTATCATAAATAGTAACATCATAATCACCACCACTATGTAAAATTTCCCATGCGAGAGATAATCCGGTTGGACCAGCTCCAATTATATGAACCTTCATTCTACTTTTAGGAAATATAAAAAAATTAGGTATTTTAATAAAATAAAAAACTTTACAGAAAGTAGAATGTTATGTGTTGCTCAACACGTACCAATCAAACTTCCTAGTAGAAAGTTGAAAACATGGAAGTTTGCAGGTAAGTTTCTATGGAAAAATACAGTTGTAAAAGATAAAGCGGTATTAGGGAGATGGACAAAAGGAGAACTCCTCGATCTTGGTCCAACATTTGTAAAATTAGGTCAGATCGCTTCGACGAGAGGGGACCTCTATCCTCCAGAATTTACAAAAGAATTAGAATCACTTCAAGATGATGTCCCACCCGTAGAATTCGAGACCGTCATAGATTATGAGATTTTCAAAGAATTTGACCCTGTACCATTTAAATCCGCGAGTATCGGTCAAGTCCACATGGCTGTACTCCATAACGGTCAAAAAGTTATTGTAAAAATAAAACGACCAGGAATCCTGGATATCATGAAGGAAGATACCGACACTATACGGAATATCGTAAATTTTTTAGAACGTGTTGGTTTTGATACCGGTAATAGTTCAGGTTCAGTACTCGATGAGTCCATAGAATATCTTTTGGGAGAAGCTGATTATAATCAAGAGATTGATAATGCTATAAAGTTTCGAAAAAGTATGAAAGATGTTGATTGGGTAAAAGTTCCAAGAGTGTATAAAAAGTATTCTACCGATGAAATGATTGTAATGGAATATGTACCTTCAGTAAAGTTGACTGAAATTACAGATCCCAAAGTGAATAAGAAGAAGATATGCGAAGCCCTGATAAACGCATATGTTATTCAAACTATGGACAATGGTATATTCCATGCTGACCCACACCCGGGTAACTTGGGGTTTTCACCCAAAGGGAAACTTGTCTTTTATGATTTTGGTCTACTCGTGCCACTCTCTGAAGAACTGAGAGATGGGTTCAAGTCCCTCTTTGGATTTATAGTCACACGAGACACTGCTGGTATAGTTGATACCCTAGTCAAATTGGGTGTGATTGTTCCAACATCTTCAGATGTTTCTGATATTGAACTCTTCTTTGAAACTATCTTGGGGTACTTGGAGACCCTCGATGGTTCTGGAATTGTGAATGATGATCTCGCCACAC